AGCCATAGTTACACCATCTTTCCGCGAGTTTTACCTTTGGTAGCGCATCCATCAGCACGGCTGGAGGCGGAACCACCTTTAGCGTAACCTTTTTGTCCACGAACAGCGTCGCGTGGGTCTTTCTTTTTAGGCGCTTCTTCTGTGCTAGTCAAAGACTCAGAGTAAGCTTTTTCAGTAGCCGCGTTCATTTTGCGCTCGGCCATCTCTTCCCGCGCTGCTTTTTCTGCTGGACTCATGATTAACTCCTTAACAGGCTTTACCGCCCATGTTCATCTTAACCATCTTGCCTTTGGTTTTACCCTTAGACTCGATACCGCCGCCTTTAGCCATACCGCCTTTTTTCATACCTTTACCGTCACCGATAAACGCGGGCTTGCCGTCTTTCATGGGCATGCCACCACTAGCCATACCGCCTTTTTTCATACCCGTCATGGATGTATCAGCCATAGGCGTAGGGCGTTTCATACCGTCTTTAGCGGTACTCATACCTTTTTTCTTAGCCATCATTGCCATCATTCCGGGGTTCATTTTGGAAGCCATAGTATTACCGCCTTCTTTCATAAGTGACATCTTGCCATGAAGTGTCTTGGGTTTATTAACTTTTTGAAGATCGGAGCGGGACGTATTGGTGTCCTTGCCAAACTTCATTCCTTTGCTCGCGCCGCTAAATTCTTTAGCAACCGATACTGGTACACCCGCAGCTTTTGCAAACTTTGAGTTGTGTGCAGCAGCATCCATAAACTGCTTTTGTTTTTTACTTGTCGCTGGCATCTTTTTTCCTGCGAATTAACTCAGCAAAAGGTTTGCCCGCAATCATTTCAGTGATCCGCATACCTGTCCACACAATCGTAAACAGTGCGGCAACTGCAGGAAGTAATTGCATTACCGTACCAACAGCCGTAACAACGGCAACGCCATCCGCTACATTCTTTAGGGTTTCAACGTTCTCTTGGTTCATACCACTCGCCCTTTTGTTTTACCACGTGAGGCAATACCATCAGCGCGTTTAGAAGCAGAGGACACTTTACCACCATCTTTAAGCCTATCCCAGATAAAAGCGTCGCGCCCGTAGCTACGTTTTTGAGCGGGAGTTAGTGCTCTTATTTGTGCATCAGTTAAGTCAAAATAATTAGGTTTGCCTTTGGGGGGTTTGGCAACAGTCCCTCGGCCAGTCGGCTCTACGTACTGGTACTCTGTCTTATTACCTTCAGTTTTAGCGTTGGCTAACGCTTCTTCACGACGAGTTGCAGCAAGGTCTTTATCACGCGCCGTTGCCTCTTTTTCGCTCTTAGAACCTTTGGTCGTGTCTATGACTTCACGCTTAACACTACCAGCGCTTCGGCCACCGCCACCACCGCCACCAGCAGGGGCAGCACCGCCACCGCCTTTGGGTTCATCGTCATAGTAAGGTGTATTTCTTGCCATATCAACATTTCCATCTTGCGAGAGCAGCAGCCTTACGGGTGGGCTTACCCTTCTCGTCTTTCATTGGGCCGGGCATACCTGACATGCGTGCGCAGAACGAGTCCTTGCGCTTACCGCCTTGTGGCTGTGGGGCCTTAAGATTACTACCCGTAGCAGCGTTGTATTTAGCGCGGCCTTTGGCAGTCAAGCCCGCCCCCTTGGATATTGGCAATTTCTCGCCTCTTCCAATGGATAGGACAGGGCCTTTCTTTTTAGCCATAATAAATCTGCGCCGCGTCAATTGCGCTCATGTAGGCATAAATTCCATTGACCGCCAACACGCCTTCACCGGGAATAATGGGGGCGTTTTGGAATTCATCTGATGAATGGGTTTCGTAAGTCATTAACCAACGATTTGCGCCACTGACATAAAGCGCTGCTGGAGAACCTGTAATGTCTCCAGTATTAATGTCTACTAAAGTAAATGAATTTGCGTTTACTCTAGTAATTACGTAGTTACCATCTGTAGCAGCGCCGCCTGAACCACCAGCAAAGTGAATACCTACAACATCGCCAGTTGATAAGCCATGAGAATTTTTAGCTACAGTAACTAATGTGCCTACACGACCATAAGATACGCTTGAAGTTACTGGGGCTGTGGTTGTATCAAACAAAGATAAAGTTCCGCTACCGCCGTAAAAAGAAACACCTTTTACACGGTTACGCCCAAGCACAAAAAAACCACTTTGGTTTAAGTGCCCTTGTTTTACATCATATTGCATCGTCATTTTGCTGCTCCAATTCCGGTGCGTCTAGCCTGTTTATGAGCATCTTGTACGCTTGGATTGTGGCTTGAGCCTGAGTCAAAAAGGTTTGGGCCTTCTGCGCTTCAGTCTCAAGGTCACGAATCTCAGTCTCCAAGAATTCCTTGGTGATCTGCATTATGCAAAGGTCGAGTACGCAGGAACGTAGTACACAGTACCGCCAATCATCACTTTGATTGCTTTGGCTACAGTAGTAACGCTGGTTGCTGTAGGCGCAATCGTAGCGGCAGGGGCTGTTTCAATGTTCATCAACAAAGGAACTTCACCTGTGTTTGCGCCGCTGTCAGTCACGCGAATAAACGAAGCTGTGCCGGGCAAAGTAGCGTTAACAGAATAATCTGTGTCCAACTGCAGAACAGCCAAAGTACCGCCGGGAGAAGCTACGGAGCCTCCCAAGGTTGCACGAATAGCGTTAGCCGCACCAGAGATTGTGCCGCCTGTGTTGATTGAAGTGGAGATATGAGCACCGTTGATTGTGCCGCCTGTAGCGCCGCCAGTGCCTGTCACTCGGGTCAAAGCACGGAACGTTTCGCCTGAACCTGTGGAGGTAAAGGTCAGTCTGTTGTAACTTAAACGTGTGTCGCCAGTAGCGGCAGAAGTCGTAGCGTAAGACTCAGAGATGTTGTCCGCAGTTGTTACTGCAATAGGGCTAGCGGCTGTACCACCGATAAAACCATTGAGGGACGAGACTGGGCCGGAGAATGTAGTCAATGCCATGATTGTTTCCTTACATGCAAGTTAGGCGTATCAATCTGCATGTCGTCAGCCGGGACTGTTTGATACACCGGAAAGCCCGGATTAAAAGCAATATACACCAAAAGAAAAAGGGGCACAAGGCCCCTTTTCAAATATTTCTAAAGAAATATTAGGTTGAACCGGAAGATCCAAACATACCCAATGGGTCAGACCAGCCGAAGCTGTAACGCTCACGGGCCTTGTAACGGACGTTGCCGGTATCAAAGTCACCGTCCATCTTGTTCTCCAAAGGAGAGCGGATGAAGTGCTTCAAACCATTAGGCACGTCAGTACACAAGAACCAAGCGTTTGTGTCTGTCAAGTAGTTGTTGACTGTGTAGCCTTCAGGGATAGAACCGTTGTTTTTCAACGCATTAATATCATTGTCAGCAGTACCAACACGCAATGAAGTCTCGAGCAAACGAGTTGCCGTAAACTGCAGTGCAGGAGGAACAATCAACTTCCTTGGCTTAGCAGCAATCAACAAGCCACGCTCATCAGTCCAAGCAGCGATCTGAATAACGGCGGCTTCCAAAGAAGTCTCGTTCAAATCAGCTTGAGTAGATGGGGTATTGCTGTTAGTACCGCCAGAGATCAAGGGGTGTGCTGTGCTAAACAGAGGCACGCCATCACCACCGTAATAAACGGCAGCGTTAGTGAAACCATTGTTTAAAGTGGATGCAGCTTTAACCTGTTTGGTATAAGCCATAGCACGAGCCAAAGCTTTGGTGTAGCGAGCAGACAAGCTGTCGTACAAGTTATCTTCAACCGCTTCTTCAGTGATTGAGAAACCCAAGGCAATGGTTTCGTGGTTGTAGCGAGCCGTGAACGCTTCTTGCGCATTGTCATAAGCAATGGCTGAACCCTCGTTCTTGACAGGAGCCGCAGAGAAGCCAGACAGTTTTGTCTCTTCTTCAAAGCTACGCTCAGATTTCTCTGTTTCGTAGATTTCTTTGTGCTCTTCGCCGTAAGTAGCGTACTGCAAACCGAACAAAGCGTTCAGGCCGGGGAGCAGTTCTTTAAGTAGTTGTGCGCGTGAAATAGCCATGATTTAGCTCCTTATACACCGAGTGCGTTGTTGTACTGATGCATAGTCGCATTGATCTTGACAATAACTTCAGGGAAGTTATCAGCAGCAGTGGCGGTGTCCCGAACTACGTCAATGATACGAATAGGCAAAGTGTTGGTTGTAGCAGTACTGTCCAGAATAGCTACGGCAGAGTTACCTGACGTGGTGCTACCGGCGTTCTGTACCAACGTGGCGTTATTTCCGATGGCGGTAATGCCAACACCAGAAATAGTC